GACCGACAGTATCCTAGCCACCTCATCAATCGAATAGACCACCATATCCCGATTGTCTCTGGCGACCTTGCCAGCCTCAAACTTATCACTGGTAATCGCTATGACCCGACCATCAGGCATCAGACCCTCGATATAATCGCCTGTCAGCTCTTTACAGCCTAACCCTATGGCCTCACGTTCCAGCACCTGATACGCCCTGCACATGACTTCGGCCTCATGCAATGCGACCCTGCCATCATTCTTCGTCAGGGCATTCCACAGCTTCTGACGCTGTAAATGAAACTTGCGTCTGGTATTCTCACTGACCAGCTCTTGCAGTCTGTCCACGCCCCACCGCTTTTCAACATCGGACACAACGCGGTCGTGCATATGCACCGCCTCATTAATCCGACTATCATTCTGTTCTGCCCTCGTAGGCAGTCTATCAATGCCTCTAATTCTGTTACTCATTACCCTCTCCCGGATGCGAAAAATACGATGTGATGTGAAATGTGATTTCCCTTAGGGAAATCACATCACACACATTTATCACACGCCGTGTGATTTCGTGATGTGATTGGTGTGATTGGTGTGATTTAGGCATCGTAACCCCTTGATAACCATACAAACCCATCTCCCATCAAAATCACACGCTTGTCAGACAACGCTCTTCTGGCGTCCCTACGGTTGCCGGGCGACAAATCAGGGCAATCACGCTTGTGTGCATCGTGCCAATGCTCAATCCGCACCTTCTGACCCTTGTTGTCGATGATCATATTACGCAGTAATTGAAGCGCATCTTGCTGGCGTTTATTGAGGCTGACACTCTTCGGTTTGCCGCCCTTAGCCGTACTGCCCTCGCCGCCCTGTTGACGCAATACGACTGACGTATCGCCGAGCATAGCCACATTGACCATATCGAATTTCATCGGGTCAGCAGGATCTGCGTCCTTCTGCTTTTCCATTGTGACTGTGACGACATCATCATCACGCTGTACATTAATGACCGTATCAGCCGCACCAGCCAGAGCTGATGAGCCGCGCATAGCATTGATGCCAGCCGAGCTACTCTTATTGCTGTGATGGATAGCCACCAACGCACAACCACAATGCGCCTTGATGGCGTCACAAGCGCCCACAAATAGCCCCATATCGGTCGCGCTATTCTCTTCGCCGCCTAGCAATGCTCTGGCCACCGTGTCCACCACAACGCAACTGAAGCGCTTTCCGAGCGCATCTATGGTGCGGAGTAGCTTTTCAATCTGTTCATTCTCTCTGAAATTAACAGCCGTAGGCAAGACTACCATATCACCCAAGCCCTCAGCGCCTCTATAAAGCCGCCACGCCTTGACACGTTTGCCCAAGCCGCCAACACCCTCACCAGCTATGTAAAGCACACCACCGCGCATCGTAGGGCGTTCCTGCCACAGCTTACCGTGAGCAATGGACATAGCCATATCAATGGCTAGGAATGATTTGCCAGTACCCGGCGCACCGTATATCACACTGAAGCCGTGCCGGGTAAGCATACCATCCACCAGCCAATCGACTGGCGGCATATTGATAAGATAGGTTTCATCAAACGTCTGGAAGACATCAGCTTGTGGCGCCTCTGGCGTATCCTCGACAGCTTCAACAGCCACGATAGGCTCGGATGTCTTAATTAATTGCTTTAATTTAGACACATCATTGCCTGAGTTCAGCCAGTCATACACATCCTGCTTATCCGACAGCCCCGGCAGATCCACACGGCGCACCTCTTTGGCAACGCCTAGTAGGTTCTGAATGACCTTTCTGGCGTGTTTATCGCCAGCCGCATCCGCGTCAGGAATGATGACCACCTTCCTGTCTTTGAAATACTGATTTAACTCTGGCTTCCAATTCCCTGCGCCGCCGTGATTTGATGTGGCTATGACGTTATAACGTCTTAACGCATCGACACACTTTTCACCTTCGACTATGACAATAACCTTGTCTGGGTTGGTAATCATCTCCGGCAGATTGTATGGCACCGCCTCAACGCCATCCATATTGTACACCCAGCCATCGCCTTCTGGCCTACGCTGTCGGAATGTCTTGGGTTCGTATCGCTCGACCTGATACGCCAGAACGCCATCAGCGTCATAATAATCATAGCGCTTGGATAACCATTTGGCAGGCGCTAGTGTTTTCTGCGTCTGTCTAGGTATTCCGAACTTACGCTCTAATATCTCCGGCAAGCTGGCAAGTTGGGCGCCTTCGTGCATCTTTACAAGATCCACTACGCCCCCACCTTCGCCAGCCTCATGATCGTAAAAGGTACCTTTCTTTAGATCCACGCTCTTTGAGCCGTGTGTCCCCCAACGTAGTTCTGTGCCGCGTACACTTGTAGGCTCACCCCAGTAGTGTCGCGCAATCGTGTCTATATAAGCCGCTATGTTTGTCATTATTATGCCTCACTCCCGATCTCCCGAAACGACAGGGGCGCGGCCGGGAGAGTGCCACGCCCCTGTCTACTACGACCTAGAACAAGTCGTCATCGCTTACAGCCGGAGCTGGTTCAGCGGCGACAGGTTCAGGCGCAGATGCTGTTTTGTTAAACATTTCCGGCTTGTCTGTCCACCCAGAGATAGACCATTGCGGCACCTTAAAGCGCAACTCACCCTGCGGCGTGTTGATCTTCACAGTTTCAGTGCCGGAGATCTCCACTACTGGGATCTTGCCGGGGTTGTTGCCTTTTTCAGCTTCATACTGATTATGCAACGTATCCATCGCCCGGATCACAGTCTTTGCGCTGTGCGAAAACTCACGCAAGCCCAGATCCTTTGATCCAATGCGTACCCGAAAGGCGTTCTTAAAATCGCCCTCTGGCTTCGGCGGCATAGCTTCGCCCAGCTTCACCATACGAAAGTCTGGTGCGCCGGAAGCAAATGATAGCCACCCAACTTCCATTCCAGCCATATCCATAGCGAATTTTGTAGGCAGGGGCATCTCCCTTTCCTCTTTCTGCCATTCGCCACTGGCTGACTGAACACGATCTTGAACAATCATGTCCCCAGCTTTTGCGTCCCATTTCACGATTGGAACGATGTCGCCACCACTGGTGGTTTCTGTTTGTAATCCTAACGCCATAACTATAACTCCTACTGTAACGCTAGTTTCAATAAAGGCTCAATGATTTGAACCCACTCACCGGGTAGTAAGCAAACAAGTCAGCCGCCTCATTGCGGTCACGCCGTTTGCTCATCCCGATCTCTTTGTCAGCTTGGAAATCAATAAAGCCGACCATATCTATCCACTGCACCACCAGCCAACACTTTAGCCCTGTCGCCTTGGTTATGTTGGCGGCGGCTATCACCTTGTGCAGATTGACTAAGGCGGTATCGTACTCAGTGCTTGCTACTGTACGACACTTAAATTCAAAGAACGCTTTGGCTTCTTTACCTTTATAGGCAATGCAATCGAGGCTATACTTGATGGGCAACGCCACCATATTGTAGCCATACGCATCACCCAGAGCTGTCCTCAACTTGTCTTCGGCGTTCTTGTTTTCTTCGGTTTCATATAGCATCACATTAGCTCCCGGCAGATCATGCAAAACGTGTCGAAGTCCACCTCACACGCATAGCGCCAATCGTATGGATTAGCGCTTCCAGAGTAGGCGTTAAACTCTGGCATATCAATGACCGCCTGCAACGGTATCCGGCAACGTACTGGCTGTCGATTGTAGCGGTATAGAAGCGCCGGATAATTGCCTGCCAACTGCGCCGCAGTGATGGCCTGATCCCACCATTCCGGGCGAGCTTGGACGCCTTCCTTGTAATGCTTTAGCTCTAGGGTGAAGGGAAACGAACCGCTGATCGGGCGCAGATCACCCAGCCCAGCCTGCCTTGTCTGATCTAATATTCTTTCAAACTTAATGCCCAAGGCTTCGTATAGATCTGCCGCCACCTTTAATTCGTTGCGACTGCCTTTGGCTCTGGAATTGACCATCTGTATCTCCCGATTGGTCTGAAAATAATTATATAGAAATACATAGGGTTGCAAGCACCCCATCATTTTTTTTCGTTTTTTGGCTATATTTTACTTGAACATTATGTATTTTGGTCTTATATTAAAAATGTAACAGGGAGAAAACAATGACTAAAGCAGAAAAAGCATTCCAATTTATCACCGACAAGATCGCAGAAGGCTTGACCGTTATGGTCGCCACCAATCTTCGCGCAACACAGATCACGCCTAAGACTGCCGCTAAGTTTGAAGCCGCCAATCACCCGCTCTTCAAGATCGGTGCTGATGGTTGCCTTTATATGGCAGAGGGCAAGAGCTATGTCTGCATCGCCTACAAAGATATGATCTTAACACGCATCAGCGCATTTTAATTGGGAGTAAACTAATGACCACTTACATCACCTATTTTCGTGTATCAACTCAGCGCCAAGGTCAATCCGGCCTTGGCTTAGATGCCCAGCGTGTAGCTGTCGCGCCATTCGCTGACAACATCATCGCCGAATATGTTGAAGTGGAAAGCGGTAAGAACAACCACCGCCCACAATTAGCTGAGGCATTGGCACACGCCAAGCGCGAAGGCGCCACACTATTAATAGCCAAGCTCGACCGACTAGCTCGTAACGTGGCATTCATTGCCAACTTACTAGAAGCTAATGTTCCAATTACCTGTGCCGATATGCCAGAGGCAGACCGCACAATGTTGCAGATGATGTCAGTCTTTGCCGAGTTCGAGGGACGCCGCATCAGTGAGCGCACCAAGGACGCCCTAGCCGCCGCTAAACGCCGTGGCACCAAGTTGGGCAGTCCTAACCCACAAGCTGGCGGTAAAGCCGCTGGTGAAGCTCGCAGGGGCAAGACAGCCGCCGTTGCTGTCGAGGCTATGCCCATCATCAAGACATTACGTCAGTCAGGCGTGTCGTTTGCGAAGATCGCCGACACTCTGAATGACGCTCGTATTCCATCCGCAATGGGTGGCGTGTGGCACAGCACCTCTGTGCGTAACCTAGTCAACCGGGAGCTAGCATAATGTATGCTCAAACAACTATCTGGCAAATCGAAGAACCGAGTATGTTTTTCGCCACCAAAGCTGAGGCTTATCGTTGGTGGAAAAAAAATTCGCCATTGCCGTGGCGTGAGGTGACGCTAAAACGTCACATATTCTTTAACAAAAGGGAGATTGTCCAATGGCTAAATTCATAGCTTATCTTGCTGGCGCCGTCTTTGTGATGGGCTGGCTCAATATCACTGGTAACCCACAGCTCACTTGGTGGGGTGCAATAGCTTACTTTGGGGGAATGTAATGGAAATCATCACACGCCAACAGGCGAAAGAGCAAGGCCTTGCTAGATACTTTACTGGCAAACCTTGTAAGCACGGTCATATCGCGGAGCGGCGCATTAGTAGTGGATGTGTTGAATGTCGGAAAATAATAGAAAAGCGCTATAATAATAATAATTATGACAAAAGGTTGAAATCTTCTAGGGATTGGAAAACAAAAAACAAGCAACTTCTATATGAATATACCAAACAATATAGAGAGGAAAATCAAACTTGGTATAAGAATTATATGAAAAAATATTTGCATAAAAATTCTGATAAAATAAAGGCCACAAGAAAGTTGTGGCTAAACAATGGCGGTCAATCTAAAAAAACTGCGGCTCAAGTAATTAGGAATGAGCGAGTTAAAATAGCTATGTTGCCCGGGTTAAAAGTTTCTGATTTTCACAATATATATTTTATCAGGGATCTTCTTAAAAAGAAAACAGGTATTGATCACCACGTTGATCACATCGTGCCACTGCAAGGCAAGAATGTATGTGGTTTGCACGTTCCTTGGAATTTGCAGATAATCACTGCCGAAGAAAACCTAACCAAATCTAACAAATGGGAGACTGTATAATGGTCGGTAAACTAACACCTGATAATATGATTTCAGCATCACGCATACCAGTGTTGCTGGGGTTGTCACCATACGCAACGCAGAATGAGTTGCTATCTGAAATGATCCAGCGTGATCACAATAAGTTTGAGCCTACGTTTCACGGCAATGAGATTACCGAGTGGGGTGACCGCCTTGAGAATGTTATTCTCAATGAAGCCGCCAAACGTCTAGGCTTACGCAATCATGAAACCCATATAACCAAGCCGGAGTTCCACCCTGATCTGCCGCTGGCCGCCAGCCTTGATGGGCTGGGCGTTGCCAACGGCACGATCAAGACTGATACCGCTAATGGTATATATTGCATGACTAGCAATGAAATAGACATCAGCACCATAGGCGTCCTTGAGGCTAAGGTCACCAGCGCAATGCCCGAAGAGATGCCAGCCGCACACCGTGGGCTGTGGCAACTACAGGCGCAAATGATGTGTGGCGGTTATAAATGGGGTGCCATCGCTGTCCTATACCGAGGCATCGAGATGCGGATCTTTGTTTATGAAGCTGATGCGGTCATGCAAAAGCGCATCGAGGATGCCATCCTCAACTTTGAGAAACGCCGCAAGACAGGCGATATGTACCCGGTGCTATCGTCTGACGATGGCAACCACGCCTATCCAGAGGCAGAGCCTGACGCAGAACCGCTGGATCTAAACGACCAGCCGGATGCGCTCACAGCGTTTGAAGATCTCATCGCCGCCAAGGAAGCTAAGAAACAAGCTGAGGCTGACATAGATCAGGCCGAGGCTACGATCAAAGAGCTGATGGGTAATCACGATGAGGCGCGAGTAAACATCGGCCTGTCGCAGTACCAAATCAAATGGCCAATGCGGCGCACCAAAGCGCAACCCGAAAAGGTTGTGCCTGCCAAAGCAGAAACATTTGTCAGGCAGAAAACATTAACAGTGAAAGAGCTGTAGGAAAGGGGGCGTTAGCCCCCTTTTTTATTTCTTAGCTTTAAAGCTATCGACAACACCGCCACCAAAGTAAAAGCCCAGTATGATTAGCATTGCGTAGTTGATGCTGAATTGTTCCATCACTTTGGTCACTGCGTCTGGATCACCATAGCCAGATATCGTCATGCCCAGCACAATGAGATAGCTACCCAGAAACGTGCCGCCAAACATAAGAGCTAGGTATCTTTGGGCAATCTTGAATGGCGCGTATGCACCCATCAGATCGATCTTAGCCTTGCTCTTGGCCTTGATCTCTTCTTCGGTGCTGGTGTGCATATCATCGATCAGATCAAGACCTTTCTTGATGACATCACCACCGCCTAAGATGCTATTCAGTACATTCAACATATCAATAACTCCATACGTTAGGACGCGGCCCACCAGTGAACGTGTCCAGATGTAAGAACCGACCGCCGCCAGACTGACTGACGCCGATCCCGGTGAAACCGTGCTTCATTGCCAGCGCCATAATGCGATACGCCTGCTGACCATCACACGCTATGTCCACAGCAATGCCTCGTGTATGCGTCCCCGGACGCCCCTTGCTGGCTTCAACAGGATGGCTGGTGTCTCTATAGCCAGACGTCACTGTCATCGCCTCAGCAAGCTCTGAGCGCAATGCCTGTAGCTTATCCATAAAGCCACTATCCATTGCACACTTACCAGTATGACTACACTTAAACTCATCCTCACTAAAATTAGGATACCTTGACCAATCCATTTCGCGCCTCGATGATTTCAATCGCATAATTAAAGCTGTCGATTTCGTTTTCCAGATCTTCAAACCACCGCCGGGTGCAACGCTTGGTAAACTGTTGCACCTGTTCTGTGGCTAGATATTTGACCCGGCGCTGATCAACAGCGACCAGCGCAATCATATCGAATAGCTGGGTCGAAGGCAATTTCTTTGACTTAGATCCAGATCCTAGCTGGAATTGATAGCCGCCCTTGTTATATTCATATGGGCTGGCACTCTTAACTTGAACCCGGACATATGTGTTGTTGTTCCAAGCCAACAGATCCACACTGTCTTGCTGTGCCATACCGACACGCCACCCCATCGACAGGATCGAAGCCGCCGCGATGTGTTCGCCGATCAAGCCAGTAGTTGTGGCTGTTATCATCTAGCCTCTGAGTACATAAACCGCCGTTCCAACAATACCAATAAATATTATTGTAGCCAGAAAGCCAACAACAATCTCAGCCATAAACTCTTTACGGCGCTCTGCCTTTAGCTCTGCTTCGCGGCGTTCTTTCCTAGCTTCAGCTTGAAACCCCTGCCAGTCTGCCCACAGTCCGGGGCGGCCTGTGTAAATCATAATCTCTTTGAGGTCTTTCTCGTATTGTTTGATTTGTTCTAGGGCAAGGAAGGCCTCTAGGTCTGACTGGTTTGCGGCGGCCTTGTTCTTGCCGCGCAGTCTCTTTTCCAAATCTTCCTTGGCTGTGGCGAAGGACATCAGCGCAGAGCCAGCCCTAGCCACATCACCAGCATTGGTGACGGCTTGCTTGATAACAGCAAAGGCGGCATTAGCGGCGGCCAACTCAGCTAACATCAGAATATCTCCACAAGGGTTGGGTCGTATGCTTTAGGCACACAGTATGTCGTAACCCTGTCTCTTGGGTCAATAAAATCTATATGGCTATAGTTACCGTGTCGTTCAGCCAAACGAGATGCAAAATAAAGACAATCATCCACATTATAAAATCTGAGATTTGTATCAATAGGTCTTCGGTCATCACCTGTCCCCAGATACATCACTAATGAAAAGGCAACAACAAACTTTGACATCACACATTACTGCCTCGCTCAAAGCATTGATACGACCAATAACCCACATCGTATTCTTGATACAGGTGGCTCATATTCGCTTTGGCCTCTTCGTAGCTGGGGCAATAATCTAGGTCGTAAGGCTTAATAACAAATGTCATCTGTTGCGTCAGAATAACAAAGATGACAAGAACCTGGCTCACTTTTCCATCAGCCTGTGCAACAAGTCTTCTAGCCGAGCAAACCTGTCCTCGATGCGACCCATCATTGTAGACATCTCATCTTTATGGATAAACGTCTCTCTGGTGGAATTGATGCGTTCTTCCAGACGGTTAATCCTAGCAGTGAGTTGGTTAATGTACCAAGCACCACCACCGATTATAACGAATATAAGAACGTCAAGAAGATTGCTCATTTCCATCAGTCTGCCTACGCAATCTCTGTTGCCGAAATGTTGCTTACAAAATACTCATCAGTAGTATTTACAGTTGTGTTAATATAAAAAGTTCCGGCAATGGTTGAGACAATACCAACCTTGTATGTAACTTGTGATGTTGTGTTTGGACTGTCAAAATAAGTGAAGTAACCCAATTCACCAGTGCTGTCGTCATTGTTAAGGTAAAAGGTTCGTGTCAAAGCGGAAATGCCAACCTTTGAACCTGAAGTAGAACCACTGTGTTTCAAAGCAGTTGTATCTCTGTAGAAAAACATAACGTGGTCATACGTAATGTCATCATCGCTAAACTCACCTGCCAGATGACATTCTAACTTAATAATACTACTGGTTGATGTTGGCGTGATATTTACAGTCAAATCGGTAAACGCTGTGGGTGTGTTTGCAAGCCACGTTTGAGTTGACGCGGTGCTTAATTGCGTGTATTGGACTTGAATAACACTAGCCGCTGGTACGTTGTCTAACGCCCCTGCAACAATGTCACCGTTAGCATCAACTAAATTTGCTATGTCTCTTGCTCGTGACATAAATCACTCCTATTAGTAAGGGCTATCACCCAACAATGCTACATCCCAAGCGGCCTTTAGCTCAGTCATGTTGCTTGCGGCATCAATCGCAGAAGCGGCTGGTGCATCACGCAGTGTCTGTTTAGCAGACGCAATGGCAGAGGTGTCTGAGCCAGCTTCGAGAGCCTTCATCAGTTCCACATCCTTCGCATCAAGCAAAGGCTTGCGTACCTCACGCACCTTGTCCTTGAAGATTTCTTTTGCCTTGGTCAGGTCTTCGCTAATCACGTTGCCTGACAGTGACCACGCTCCGCGAAAGTCACGATTGTTTGGAACGGTTGCAGTTGACGCATCAATCTGATTACCGTCCTTGTCCACGATGTATGTTGCAACAGCCATAATATACTCCTAAGCCGCTAAGTTAAGTTCATCAGATATACGCCACGCATTGCGCCACGTTCTTGTAGCTGGTAACTGCTCTTTCTTGCAGATGACCATCTTCGGGCGGTTGCCCTCATCCCAGTTCTGCCACACAGACTGAGGGATGTCTTTCATAATCAAATACTCAATGGCTTCTTCTTCTGTCATCGCTGGCATTGGCTCAGTCGTATGCAACAGATAGCCACGAGTATGCTTCTTGAAATCAGGTTGTGCTTCGTCCTTTGCCAGTTCCCAATAGACCCAGACGGGCGGTAATATTCCGCCTTGAAGCGCACAACTTAGCCAGTTCGGGTCTGCAACGAGAACCTTGGCGCACTCGTCCACGCTGTCCTCATAGACAACACGGTAGTCAGACTGCACACCGTCTAGGTTTTCCTTAGCCCAGCATAGTCGGTCAAATAGGTGAGTGCCTTTGAAATCAGGTGTCTGCATTATGCTAAGTCTCCGTGAGTGGTAACTGTAGATGTCAACATATCATTTGTCGCCGCAGTAGCACCATAAGAACCCTGTGTTCTAAATGAGGAACTTGAAGGGTCATTTCCAAAATAGCCTAGTTTTCTATATGGGTTTGTTAAATCATACATTGCCATAAAACTGTTTGCGTAGAGGCCATTGCTCAAACTACTGGCAAAGTTGTAGGTGCAGTCTGAAGCGGAATTATCTACGATACTGCTTTGGTTAAAACTATCCTCAACAGTGTCATTGTTTGTTATATTTGCCCAATGTTTAGAACTACCATTAACAACATAGTTCGTGGCGATTGACCCTGCGGTTGAGTGGGTCAGTGTATCCGCTACTATTGTTCCAGCCATTATGCGAGGTCTCCCTGCGAAGTCATCATATTATCACCCGGTGTATCATTTACAGCACCGTTTGGTGAGTAGTAAAGCCACACTTCTTGCGCTGTAGTTGTAGGAGTATTTTTTGTACACATTTCATAGGCTATTGCTGTAGTTCTATATCCAGAACAGGTCGTGCTTGAACGGTCAGCAGAAGCAAAAGCACTGGAAAAGTTTAAAGTAAAATTGCCTGTTCCATTGTCAGTAATTGCGCTGTGGTTAAAGCTGTCACGGGTAGAAGGAGTAGATGCTTCAAAGTTAATCCAAGCCTTCGCCAGCCCCTGTTGCAAGGACTGAGTAGCCGCACCGCCCTCGCTCGTCACCGTAATAGAGCCAGCAGAGGTCTTGCCTGTGAGATTGTCAACTAGGATGGTACTCATGCTAGGTCTCCGCTTAGATGCAATCCGTTTCTATCATTGTCATAATAAGTGCCGCCATTGTGTCTGGTTTGGAAAGAATAGGTTGTTGTAGTGTGGGTGCGTCTAGCATCAACAAAAAATTCACCGCTAACG